TAATAAATGAATCACGCACTTCTGAATGGAAAGTGCGCATACCGGATGAATGCCTACCATAACTATTTACATTAGCATCTAACACATTATTAATAGCAGCCTTATGATGACTATCAGTCATAGGCCCAAAATTAACACCTAAAGTCTCAGTTTTGAGTTCTCCTTCACTATGCCAAGTGAAAGTGCCCACAGGGCTGGAGCTCTCCAACTGAGTGAGTGCGTTATTGATAATCTCTCTAGTAATAATAGTACAACAACCTGTTCCAGTTGTATTTCCACCAAAATGAATACCTAATAAAATAGAACCTCTATCACCAATAGCAATGGGACTTCCACAGTCACCTTTCGCAAAAATGGATCCAGAATATCTGACAGAGTGAGGAAAAACATTATCTCCAATGGTAGAAGACGCAAAATTACAAAACTGCACAGCCTTGGTGTAAGCCAAACCATTAATGGAGCGGCCAACCAAACAACCGCCAGAACCTGAAATAGAACTAAAAGAATTTAGATCCTCCAAAAACAATGGAGTGTTATCAGGAATAGAACCTGCTGAATTGAACTTGAAAAAGATCAGATCCTTGTCATCCATGCGAACTGACTGAGATGCACTTATAGAACTTGTTGCCACATTTGCCTTCTCAAGCACATTGCCACGAAAATGTTCAAACTCCAAACTAGGACGATCGGCTGGCCACACATGTGCATTCATAACCCAAACATTCCCCTTAATCGGAAAGATACAAGTGGTAGTGTGCTCATCTATGCGAATCTTACGCACCCCAGCTTTACACTTCTCAGTTAGAGTATGGAAGCTCATAGTGGAACTCACCTCACTTTTGCCAGGAATGGGTCGTCTAACAGTTCTCTTCCAAGGATTTTCAACATAATCCTCATCTGGCTCAGGCTCATCTCCTTCAGACAACATCTGAAAGGAATCAACCAAGTTCTTGTTAGATTTGAGATTCTTGATCAACATATACACGGTCAGAATACTACACCCCAAGAGTGTCACACTCTTCCAATTCATCAATTGGCTACGGACATAATACCGAACACACTCAACTCTCGCAAAAGAAAGATACTCAGCCAGGGTAGGAATCGTGTTTGTGAAAGCAATATAAACACTAAATAAAGACATACTAACAACACCACAATATGCACTTGCTACAAATACAATCCAACCTGAAACGGCAGTGGTTAAATGACCAGCTCTATCTGAAATATAGTTATTAATTTCACGCAAAATAGGAAAATTCGCTAATGTTACATACATAGTCATGACCTTGCCAATGACAGCCATACATCGATAGTCAAAATGTCCCCTGGAAGCATTCGCAAATGAGCTCCTGAGATCTTCAAAAGACTGATGCTCAAGACCATCAGGAGCATCTTCGTCTTGAAGTCCACCCTCAAGGTTGTTCAACCGACAGTCCCTACACAAATCAGGTAACATGTCATGTACACACAAATCTAGATCGTAAACCTCCTTGCTCTTTCTGAGGATATAATCTTGATGCTCAAAATGAATCTTGGACTGGTCACGCAGAAAGGCTGCCAATTCGACAAAGTTGCCTCGGAAAACTTCAACCATATTGTAACCAGCATTGGCGTTCGGATTCACCACAGCCTTTCTCACAACAAAGTGCCACACATCAATGCAAGTCTGATTACCAAAATCAGCACGGACTTTTGAAGTGTCAAGCATAGTAGAATTAGGCAAAGTATACTCCTCACGAACAGAAGCATTTACATGGAAATCAAAACGACGCATAATCGAGGCAGGTTCATTAGAAGTCATAGCGGAGAAGAGGTGCCAAACATTTGTGGTAGCAATAACCACCTTAGGCTGGAACATAACCTTTCCTTTCTTCTCCACTTCAGCCTGCAATGCAGCCATAGGCACATTATTCAAAACCTTGATAAAGATGTTATTGGGGTCAGTAGGACAAAAATTTAGTTTGGTATTAGCTACATCATCAAATATGACACCTGTATGGGACTCACGATACTCAGACTGATATTTGTCGTCGAGATTCATAGTGGTAATATTTTCACCACGTGAAGAAAAGCCATTAGCAGCCAACAATAACTTCATCAGCTGACTATACACGGAGCTTTTGCCCACGCTACTATTGCCACTAACCAGAATCGCAAAAGGTTTGACGCGCAAAACCTTCTTCCTG